TCAGACCGAGTTGGTCAAGAAGATAGCCGCGGCCGCGGTGATCCGACAGATCGCGCGTGTGGTCCAGACCTCGCGGGATATCGTGAGATTCCCGAGGATCAACTACGGCACCGACGATATCTATACGTCGGGCGTGCGCCTGACGTGGACCGGCGAGACGCCGGCGTCGGCGGCCGTGCACCGCGTGACCGACCCGGTCTTTGGATCGATCGCCATTGACGTGCACGTGGCGATGGCGTCCATGCCGCTCACGAACAGCCTGCTGGAGGATTCGGCCTTCGATGTGATGGGCGTCGCTTCGGACCTGATGGGCGAGGCCTTCGCGCTGGGTGAGGATAACGTCTTCATCAACGGCACGGGCGTCGGGCAGCCGATGGGTCTGCTGACGCAGGCCGAGGGCGATGGACCGGCAGCGGTCCACTCCGGCAGCGCAGGCACGCTGATGGCCGCAGGGTTGCGGAATCTGTTCTATGGGTTGCCTGCTCAATACCGGCGCAATGCCAGGTGGGTGATGAACTCGGCGACTCAGAACGTGGCTGAGGGGATCAACGACACGACCGGTCGCCCCATTGTCGTGCCGCTCAGCGTCGCCTCGCTCGGAATGGCACCGTTCGACACGATCAAGGGCAAGCCGGTTCTGTGCGATGAGTTCATGCCGGCGGCCACGGCGGGTCTGTACCCGATCGCCTTTGGCGATTTCAGCGGGTACTACATCGTGGACCGCGTCGGGCTGAGCATCCAGCGGTTGGAAGAACTCTATGCGGAGACGGACATCAAGGTCCTGCTGGCGCGCAAACGCGTCGGCGGCTACTGCGCCGAGCCGTTCCGCTTCAGGCTGCAACAGATCGGAGCGTAGCCTGCGCCTCGCGGCGTAGGGTTGATCCTGGCAGGCAACACGCCTGAACCATTGGCAACGAGTTACGCGAAGGAAAGAAGGGAACAATGAGAGAAATGGCAGTTCTTCAACTGCTGAACCCCACGAGGTCGACCACCACCAAGATGACCGGTGGCTATGTCGATCTGCGGGGCTATATCGGACCGGGACACCGGGAGATCAAGTTCGTGCTCGAGGCAGGCGCCGGGACGACCGCTGGAACATGCGGCGGAAGCGTGCAAAGCGCCTCGACGACAGCCGGCGCCGGGTTGGCAACGGTTGGGACGTTCACGACTCTGACGGCAGCCGGAGGCAAATCCGAGGTGAACGCCGTGGTGGCCGCCGGGCACCGCTTCGTGCGGGTGATCGGCACCATCCAGACCGCCAAGTTCATGAACCTGTCCGCGATCGCCGTGGCCAGGGACATGCTGGTGTAAGCAGGAACGTGTGAAGAAGAGGGGCACGAGAGATCGTGCCCCTGGGAATTATCGAACCGGATCTTTCGAACGGCAAGTCCAGACAAAGAGGATGGTGATGAGCAACCACAACGGCAAGAAACCGAAAACTGGCGAGAAGGCGCCTGACCGGATGCCCTGGCCGCGGCCAATCGTCGGGATCCCGCTGGAACGGACGATCAGCCATGCGGACAATGTGATCTGGCCGCTGCTGGCGATCGCCCAGCAGGGATGGCCGTTCATCCGACTGAACTACGGACGGACGGACCTAGTGCGAAACAAGATGGTCGTGCAGCTGCTGGGCAGCCATTTCACGCACCTGGTAATGCTGGACACGGACCATATCCATCCCGAGGATATCGTGCAGCGGCTCATGGCGAACTTCATCGAGCGGCCCGGCTTGATGGTGGTCGGTGGACTCAACTTCCGGCGCGGCGAGCCGTTCGAACCGTGCCTCTTCGTGCGCGGCGACGACGGACGGTATTACTCCGTTGCGGATTGGGAACGCGGCGGAGTGATCAAGGTCGATGCGGTGGGAACCGGATCACTCGCGGTGGCGCGTGAGGTCTTCGAGCGGATGGAGCCGCCCTGGTTCTATAACGATTACTCGATGGCAATCGACGACGTGTGGCCGGGCGAGGATATGGGCTTCTGTGATAAATGCCGCGCGCTGGGGATCGACCTGTACGTGGACACGCGCATCACGTCGCCGCACCTGATCGACTCGGTCGTGGATGAGAACACATTCCTGATGTACAAGAAAGAGATGGGGCTGAAGCAGCTGCCGATCGAGACGGTAATAGCCGCAGCTGCGGAGGATGTCCCTGCGCCTCGTGATGCCGGGACCAGTGATGCGGGCATGCCGCCCGCTCGCGTCGAGGCAGTGCCATGAGCCAGGGAAGCTGGGAAGCTCTGAAACAGGCAAGGCATGCAGATGTCTGCATCATCATCGGCAATGGGCCGTCGCTGAACGCGGTGCCGCGGGACTTCCTGTACAGGTACGACACGTTCGGGACGAACCGCATCTATCTGAAGTTCGTGCCGGAGTTCTACGCGGCGGTCAACCCGCTGGTGATCGAGCAGTCCATCGAGGACATCGCAACGCTCGATTCGGCGGCGAAATTCGTGGCGCAGGCCTGGGCATCGAAGGTGCCGGGCGCGTTCGGGCTGATCTCCAGGGATGTGCCGCACTTCAGCCGGGATCCATCGAAGGGCATCTACGAGGGCTTCACGGTGACGTACGTCTGCATGCAGCTGGCGTTCTTCATGGGATACCGCACGGCGCTGCTCGTGGGCGTGGACCACCGCTACACGTTCGTCGGCGAGCCGAACCAGGAGAAGGTCCTGCAAGGCGACGATCCGAACCATTTCGATCCGAACTACTTCAGCGGGATGCGCTGGAATAACCCGGACCTGGAGCATTCGGAGCTGGCGTACCAGATGGCGAAGACGAACTGGGAGGCGGACGGGCGGCGCATCGTCAACCTGGGGCCGGATAGCGTGCTGGATGTGTTTGAGCGCGGGAAGCTGGGTGATTGGTGAGCATCGAGCTGCTGGATCCGTGCAAGCTCATCGAACGGGTGCATCCCGAGCTGTGGCAGGACGCAGGCTGGAGCTATGCGTTGGACTATTCGTGGATCATCCAACAATGCGCGGCACATCCTGTGCGGCCGCCCGCGGGAATGCGTTACATCGCGGATGCAGGCTGCGGCGTGGCGCCGTTCTCCCCTCTTGGCGGTTTCATCGCGGCGATGCTCGGCGTGGACTGCGTCGGCATCGACCGGGACCTGGGCAGACCATTCGAGGAATTCTCCCCGGCCGCGCTGCCCGAGATCATCTTCTGGGCTTCGTCGCTGGAGCACAACATCGCGGAGAAGATGCGCAAGCTGTACCTGCGCAGCATGGAACTGCTGCCGCCGGGCGGATTCTTCCTGGCGACGATCACGATCGCACGCACGACGCACTGGTTCGATCCGTCGCTCAACACGAACCTGACCTGCGAGGACGCGGCGCAGATGTTCGACGAGCCGCAGATGATCGGCGACTATGACGATGTGTGGGAAGCCTACCGCCAGGACCAGGGCATGATGGCGAAGTACGGAGCGCGCTACGGTCACTTCGACGAGAACGACCCGCTGTTCATCATCGCGGGCGTGAAGAAGGTAAAAGCATGAACGAGGATGCATCCCTGCGACTCATGTCGCAGGGACTTGCGGCGGCGGCTGGAAGCCGCCCCGCGGCGGAAGGTGAGGCAATGCTGAATCTGAATGAGATCGATGGCTTCGCGCAGGCGCTGATCGACAAGGTCAACCAGCGCATCTACGGCCGCATGTGCGACGAGCAGCATAACTGCAATTACCTGGCGTGGGCCATCGCCCAGGCCGGGCCCGGCGACCATCTCGAGATCGGCACGTTGCACGGCGGGAGCGCCATCCTGGCGGTGCTGGTCAAGAACCAGTTCGGTCTCGCCGGCAACGTCGTGTGCGTGGATCCGCTGGACGTTTATTACATCGGCACGCCCTTCGAGCATCCGGTTGATTGTGTCTCGAACATCCCGGTCACGCCGGAGACGCTGGCGGGAAACATCTCGGCCTTCGGCCTGGACCAGCGCATCAGCTGGGTGCAGGCGAAGTCGATCCCGTGGCCGGAGGAGCTGGGCGGGCACACGTTCGCCTCGGCGTATATCGACGGGGATCACTGGGGCGAGGCGCCGCTGGCGGACTGGCTGAACGTCAGGCATCGCGTCGGGCGCATGATCGTGTTCGACAACGTGGACATGGCGGCGCACCCGGCGGTTTGTGCGGCGGTGGCGCAGGCCAAGAATGATCCGCAGTGGAAGTGCGTGCTGGAGCGAGGCATCACGGCGGTGTTCGAGCGCGTGGCATTCCAGGTTGGCGATATCCAGTTGCGGCGGGAGATCCCCGTCGCCGAGGGAGCAACTGTATGAAAGTCAGTGCGATCTTGTCGGCGTATTACTGCGAGAAATATCTCCCGAAACGGCTCGAGAACCTGCTGAGCCAGTCGCTCGTGCCGGAGATCGTGATTATCTATCAGAAGGATTCGCCGGAACACCGGATCATGAGCGAGATGCTGATCGGGAAGTCTCTTGATATTCAGCCTTGTCAGACGACCGATATCCCGACGGTCTACGAGGCTTGGAACTTTGGTATCAAGTTCGCACATGGCGAGTATCTGACCAGCGCCAACAGCGACGACCTGTTCTACGAAGGAGCGATCGAGAAGCTGGCCGCGGCGCTGGACAAGGAAAAGCATCACGCAATGGCGTATGCGAACGTGGACCGCATCAAGGACTGGGATGAGCCGAAGACGATCGGACGCTTCGAGTGGGCCGAGGGCGGGCTGAAAGAACTGTATTGGACGGGCTGCTTCCTCGGGCCGATGCCGATGTGGCGCAAATCGCTGCATGAGAAGTACGGCCCGTTCGACGGCGAGATGCACAGCGCGGGCGACTACGAGTTCTGGCTGCGGCTGGCCGCAGGGCTCCCTGCGACTCATGTCGCAGGGACTGGCGATGCGGGCTGGAAGCCCGCTCGCGACGGAGAAAAGTTCTTCCACATCCGCGAGGTGCTGGGCGCGCATCTGGAGCGCGAGGACAGCCTGGAGCACCGCTCGGGGCTGCGCTCGACGTGGGAGCAGGCCAGGGCGCGGGCGAAGTACCGCCAGGCGGCGGGAGATCTGCCGGTCGCTCCGCGGTAGTCTATTTCTGGAAAAGGACAACATGAAAACCCTAATCATTCTGCTTTCGATACTGGCACTCGCGGCATCATCCCTGCCGCCCATGCTCCCGTCAAGCTTCTGGGGCTACACCAGCGGCTTCAAGCTGGGCGACAAGATCACCGCGACCGTTCCCGGCTATACGCGGGCGAGCACGACCATCTTCGCGTACGGCGATCAATTGGTCTACACGATCGACGTTCCGGGCGACGCGGATAACAGCCCCGAGGGGCAGACCATCGAGTTCGCCATCAAGGGCAAGCTGGTCGCGACCGCCATCTGGCACAGCGGGACGAATGTGCATCTGGACCTGGGCGTGAGAGGGAAGCGATGATTTACATTGTCTCTGGTTTGCCGCGCTCGGGCACGTCCATGATGATGCGGATGCTAGCCGAGGGCGGCCTGCCGGTGCTGGTGGACGCGGACAATCCCTCGACGGAGATGAATCCCGGAGGGGCATACGCGTTCGAGCCGACCAAGACGCTGGGCAACGCGCACACGCGCGACTGGCTGGCAGGGGCGGACGGGAAAGCGGTCAAGGTCGTGTCGATGTTCCTGCCCTGCCTGCCGAAAGAGTATCAGTACAAGGTCATCTTCATGGAGCGCGACTACAAAGAGGGCGCGGAATCGTGGCGGCAGTTCACCGCCAACCACGGGCACGAGGTTCCGGCAGATGCTGACAGGCGAAAGATGGAAGCCGAAAACATGAAGCGGTGGCTGGCGCGGCAGGAGAACATGGACGTTCTGCTGGTGGATTA